TCCCGAACATGTCATGAAGAAACTCTCCCCAGAAGTGAAGAAACGTATTCGTGAGATTCTCGGGAAGAAAGACGTGATTGAACACCACGGTGTTAAAGGTATGCGATGGGGAGTTATCCGACGTAAGTTTGTGAAAGGCATCCACCGAGCAACCAGACAATCAATCAAACTAGCACTGAAAGGCGCTAAGAAGACCGGCTCTGGTATTTCAAAAGGTTCCAGTAAAATCTCTAGCGCACTTAGAGCTAAGCTCAAGGCTAAACTATCAGCATATCAAGCTAAACGAAAACTGGCTAGGTATGAACTTGATTACTACAAGAAAATTGCTAGAGGGGAAATCACTAATGTTCCGGATGATATCAACTTACATCCAAGAGGACTCCATGGTAAGAAACTCAAGAAGTATCAAGTTAGCGTAGTTAAAGCGTTGACTGATAAGCAAGTAGTCGCTAAGAAGAACGCTGAAGACTTAAGAGCACAGTTATTATCAACCTTAAACGCTAAGCCAAACAAGAAGTCTAGAATTATTAGACCTATTGTAGAAGACATCATTCCAGGTGCTATAAGAGGTATAGCTAAGAAATACGTCGGTGATATTAGTGACTTCGCATATGCTAAGCATATCAACCCATACATTGACAAGATGTATTCGGATAGTGGTCTACAGCGGTCTAAGAAAAAGAAGAAGGATAATGACTAATGTTATCTAACACAGCAACACCAATTGAATACGGAAAGTTTAGGGATGCTGTATTGGCTGGGGAAATACCGGTCTGCCAAGAGATATCTCAATATATGAACTTGATTGACGATTTAATAGCCTCACCGGAGTTCTACTACGATGACTCAGCTATTAATGGTTTTATCGCTTTCTGTGAGAATGAGATGACTTTAACTGACGGGTCTGACATCACCTTATTACCATCATTCCGTCTCTGGGCTGAAGACTTATTGGCGTGGTTTTACTATGCTGAGGAAAACGTTTATAACCCAGAAACACGACGTATGGAACGTGCTGTGGTCAAGCGGCGACTACGCAATAAACAATACCTTATTGTCGGACGGGGTGCTGCTAAATCCCTATATTCTTCAATGTTACAAGCTTATTGGTTAATCATGGACACGCAGACTACTCACCAAGTAGTAACTGCGCCAACAATGATTCAAGCCGAAGAAACTATGCAACCTATACGAACTGCTCTAACCAGAGCTCGTGGCCCACTCTTTAAATTCCTTACCCAAGGTAACGTAATGACTAACGACCCTTACTATAAGGTCAAGTTAGCCTCAACTAAGAAAGGTATCCAAAACTTTGTAACCAACTCAATTATAGAGGTTCGGACGATGTCTATAGATAAGTTACAAGGTATGCGGTCGAAATACAATTCTGTGGATGAGTGGTTATCAGGTAAGACTAAAGAGGACGTAATCGGTGCCATTGAGCAAGGTGCATCTAAGAACAATGACTGGGCGATTGTAGCAACGTCATCAGAGGGTACCTCACGTAACGGGGTAGGCGATACAATCAAAATGGAGTTACTAGACATACTAAACGGTACAACTTACAACCCCCACATTAGTATCTGGTACTACCGACTAGATGACATCAAAGAGATTTCAACACCTTTTCTATGGACTAAAGCCAACCCTAATATCGGTGTCACCACCAGTCATAAATCTTATGAAGACGATGTCCGTACAGCAGAGACTGTACCAGCTAAGCGGAATGATATTCTTGCTAAACGGTTCGGCATACCTGTTGAAGGTCTAACATATTTCTTTACCTATGACGAAACCATACCACATCGGAAACAAAATTTCGACGGTATGATGTGTTCGGTGGGAGCCGACTTATCCCAAGGTGATGACTTCTGTGCTTTCACACTTATGTTCCCGTCTGATGATGGTGAGATTATAGGTGCGAAGGTTAGGAGTTATGTATCCGAAGCTAAAGTCAATCGACTAACCCAGGCCATGAGGGTCAAGTATGATGAATTCGTTAGAGAAGGAACTCTAGTAGTTGTTCCCGGGAAAATTCTCGACATGAACATAGTCTATGACGACTTGATGGAATGGATAGAAGAACATGAGTATGAACCTATAACTCTCGGGTATGACCCGTATAACTCCAAGGAATTCTTGGCTAGATGGACTGCTGACTTCAGTGAGTTCGGTGTGGTTAAGGTTATTCAAGGGGCTAAGACTGAGTCGGTTCCTTTAGGGGAACTTAAGAACTTAGCAGAGTCTAGACTCATATTATTCGATGAGGAGCTCATGAAATTCTCTATGGGTAATGCTATTGCTGTAGAGGATACTAACGGGAACCTCAAGTTATCTAAGCGTAGAGCAAGCGAAAAGATTGACAACGTCGCGGCTTTGATGGATGCTTGGGTAGCATACAAACTACATAAGGAGGCGTTCTAATGGGGTTTCTCGATACACTCCAACATTCATGGAACACTTTCTGGAATAGAGACCGTATGAACTTCACTGAGATGGATTACGGAGTCTCTTACACCAATCGTCAGGTAACACTATCCCGATACAGCAAGAATGATGTCTTAGATGGTATCTTCAACCGTATCGCCGTTGATGTTTCGATGACTAACTTTCGCCACGTCAAAATAGATGGTGATAAGTCAACTGAGATTGAAGTAGATAGTGGCCTTGCTTACTGTCTTAAAGTCGAAGCTAACATCGACCAATCTTCTAACGACTTTCTACATGACTTAGTGTATTCCATGTTCGATGAAGGAGTGGTTGCGGTCTTCCCGTCAAAGACGAAGGAGCCAAAATCACCAACAGACCAAATCCTAGATATCCAAGAACTGCGTGTCGGACGTATCACCAAATGGTATCCCGAATACGTAGAAGTTGAAGGTTATAACGATGACCCTAAATCGGGTAAACTGGAGAAGGTCATATTACACAAACGTAATGTCGCTATTATCGATAACCCATTTCGGGCTTATGTGGATAGTTCAAACACGACCTTGCGTCGAACTTTAGAGAAACTCGCACTTCTTGATAAACTGGATAAGGATAAGGCCAGCGGTAAGCTCAACTTACTTATTCAAATGCCTAATCCAGTTAGGAATGAGAAGCGACGAGATGAAGCTAAAAATCGTATTTCACTTCTCGAAGACCAATTAGCTAACAACCGTTATGGGATTGCATATCTTGACGCTACTGAGAAGATTACGCAGGTTAACCAACCTCCAACCGACTTATTAGTTGAGCAAGTTAAGCAGTTACAACAAACTCTCTATAACCAATTCGGTTTGACGGAGAATATCCTTAACGGTACAGCTAATGAGAGTGAGATGCGACTATATTACATGAGGACGATAGACCCTATCGTACAGCGTATTGCTTCAGAGTTTAACCGTAAATTCTTGAGTAAGAATGCTCGTACACAAGGTCACAAGGTCGTCTTCTACAGGGACCCATTCCGAATGGTACCTGCTGAACAAATGGCAGCATTGGCTAATACGTATGTCACAGCGGCTATCCTTACACCTAACGAGGTTCGTGAGGTTCTGGGATACAAACCAAGTGAAAACGAACAAGCCGATATGTTGTACAACCCTAACATTGTCCCTGACCCTACGGCGACTGGGATGGGTATGGGTGAAGAGGAAATCCAATCCGAAGAGGACGTTGAAGCAATCTTAAAAGAGCTTGAACGTAATCAAAATGGAAAGAAAAAAGGAGGATAGCGTATGCCGGTAAGTTTTAAAGGTTACGTTACCAAGAATGATATTCTCTGTTCAGACGGTGTTATCATTCGTAACGGGGCATTTGAACACTGCGATGGCAAGCGAGTACCTTTAGTATTCCAACATCGTCGTGATGACCCAGGTAACATTATCGGTCATATCGACCTAGAGTGCCGCCCTGACGGTGTGTACGGTGTAGGTTCAACCAATAACTCACCTAATGGTGTTCAGTGCGGTGAACTTATCAAACATGGCGATATCAAGGCCATGAGTATTGCGGCTCGTAATGTTCAACGTGAAGGGCAAAATGTAGTACACGGTGATATCTTTGAAGTATCACTAGTCGTAGTAGGAGCTAACCCTGGTGCCTATATCGATGAGTATATTCAGCATAGTGCTTATGGTGACAAGTCTCACGTAGAGATTACAACCGGAGAGTGGCTCATGCATACAGGGGAAGAAGACCTAGAGGAGGAAACTAACGTGGGAGAAAAACTTAACATTAATAACATTGACTTAGAGTCATTAACATTAGAAGAAGCTGCTAATATGGGTGATGATGTTCTAAAACTGTATGTAGAGAACTTACCTGAAGACAAGCAGAAAGAACTTCTAGAACGAGTTGAGCGTGAGGAGTATATCGAAGAACTCGAGGTTCAAAACGCAAAACTAAAAGAACAATTAAATCATGGAGGAACAGATATGTACAATAGCCCATTTGCAAACGGCGGTGTTCAACAAGATGTCCTAGAACATGCGGACTTTGCATCAGCAGTTATGGAAGCAGAGCGTACCGGCTCAACTCTTAAATCTGTGTGGAACAGCCAACACGGCGACAGCTTAGAACACTCATTCAGCAACTTACCAGCCTTATTCCCAGACGCACACAAACTTAATAATGGTGCCCCAGTTGTTATCCGTGACAAGTATGAGCCAGTCTCAACTATCTTAAACGGTGTAACTAAATCACCATTCAGCAAGTTGAAATTAACTATGTCTGACTTCACTGAGGATAAGTTACGTGCTAAAGGTTATATTACCGGTAGTCAAAAGTACGAAATGGTATATGACCATATTTCTCGTGAAACTTCACCACAAACTATTTACGTGAAGGACTCTATTGACCGCGACAACGTTGTTGATATTACTGACTTCTCTATCGTTGCGTTTATCCAACAACAATTACGTATCACCTTAGAAACCGAATTGGCTCGTGCCATCTTGGTTGGTGATGGTCGCAAGAATACCGACCCTGAGAAAATCCGTGAGGACAAGATTCGTCCAATCACTAAGGATAACGAAACCTTTACTTTACGTAAGGAAATTACCTCTCTCGACACATTCTTCGAAGAGTTCGATATTCTTATGTTAGGTTTCCGTGGTACAGGTACTCCAACTCTCTTCATTGACCCAGTAGTAGCTACTCGCTTGAAACACTTGAAAGATAAGAACGGCCGTTCTATCTACGGTACTTTCGCAGGTAGCTTACAACAAATCGCTGGTCTCTTAGGTGTTGCTGATGTTGTACCTTGCCGTTGGTTAGCACCAGGCCAAGCTGTCTTGGTTAACTTGGCTGACTACCATTTAGGTGCGACTCGTGGTGGTGAAATCACTCAGTTCGAAGATTTCGACATCGACTTCAACAAACACAAATACTTGATGGAAACCCGTCTATGTGGTTCATTGATGTTGCCAGCAACTGCTATGGTTATCACTGTGAAAGGTTTCTCTGAAGAACTTCCTAAGCTAGACATGTCTAAGTACGCTGAAGCACATGCTGACACAGCTAAGTACAACGAAACAGCTGAGAAAGAACCTAAGAAGAAATCTCCACACTTACGTCCATCAGTAACTGAGGAAGCCGGCGGACGAGCAGTTAGCCCAGGTGCTCCAGCTGGACCAGGGATTGGCGGTTAATAGATGAGATACTTTGGGGAATTGGGGTTAGCGACCACTACGGTTGAAGACCCTGACGCTCCAGGTGTTTTCGTTCCTGTACAACAGACCCTAGCGGTCAAAGGTGATGTCTTACGGTCTGCACGGTATGTGACGAACGGTCAAAATACAACCAACAACTCACTAACCATGCAGAACCGTATTTCTATCGTCTTAAGTGAGAAACTACTCAACTCCATTAACTACGTCGAATATTTGACCTACATGGATGCAAAGTGGAAAATCACTAACGTAGAAATTGTAGGACACCGCGCAATTATGACTCTAGGAGGTGTTTGGAATGAACGCGCAACTGGAGAGTCGTAAGAAACTACACAGTCATATACAAGTCGTATCTGGCTTGCAAAAGATTTACTACAACCCGGGCCCGGCCTTTAGACTGGAATACCCGTGTATTATCTATCATCTAACGACGTCTAGAGACGAAAGAGCTGATAACGGTATCTATACTTTCACTGATGTTTATAGTGTCACCGTCATTGATAATAAACCAGACTCCGAATTAGCTTTCAAGCTCAGAGCCGACGCTAGATTCAAAATGACCTCATCTTTCGTAACAGATGGGTTATATCACCAAACTTTTGAAATAACAACTACCTATTAGGAGGAAACAATATGGCAGAATTACTATTGAAGTGGGACCAAACAGGCGAACGCGCATATCACTCAGGGGTTGAAATGGGTGCTTTATTCGTACAAGGTACAGACGGCGCTTACGGTGACCCAGTCGCTTGGAACGGTTTAACTGCTGTTAAATCTACACCAGAAGGCGGGGAACCTCAAGATTTCTATGCGGATAACCAAAAATACGCATCTCTCTCAACTGTTGAGAAAGAGAAAGGGACTATCGAAGCTTACACTTACCCAGACGCATTTGCTGCTTGTGATGGTTCTGCTGAACTTGTTAAAGGGGTTTCTGTATCTGGTCAACGTCGTGTACCATTCGGTTTCGCTCACATTAGCTACGAAGGTAACGATACAGCTGGTCAAAAGGCATTCCGTGTTCTTACAATTCTTTACGGATGCTTGGCTTCACCATCTGAGCGCTCTCATGAAACTATGAACGCTGACGTTAACTTAACACCTATGAGCTGGTCTTACAGCTGTACTCCAGTTGATGCTGGTGAAGGTATGAACAAGACCGCTAAGGTTACTGTTAACGAACGTGGTGTAACCAAAGACAAATTCGAGAAACTCTTAGCGAAAATCTATGGGACTAAAGATGGCGGAACCGAAACTAAAGGTAAACTCTTGACTCCTCAAGAAATCAAGACACTCGTAAGCGAGTAATATTTGGAGGTTAATTCACAATGAAAAAATACACTGTTAGCTATACAACATTCACAGGCGCAGAGGTAGCTCGTGATATTTACTTGCACTTAAACAAGAAAGAAATCGCTGAGCTTAACGCCCTCTACCCAGAAGGCCTACAAAAGCGCTTCGAAAGTTTGAACGCTAATCCAACTGACCCATCTCCTCAAGACCTACGTGACTTGCTAGAACTCTTTGAGAAAATCATCACAACCGGTTATGGCGTACCAAGTGAAGATGGTGAACGCTTCATCAAGACTAAAGACGGTAAGAAGTTAGGTGACGAGTTCATCGAAACTCCTGCATATTCTGCGTTCTTGGATGACGTTATTGCCGATGAGAACTTGGCTAAATCTGTAATTGAGGAAATGGTTAAGACAAACTCATTAAAGAATGTGGTGAAGTAATATGTTAAAGGTAATTGATATTAGCTCACATAACCCTATCGACGTAGCAGCACACCCAAATGCAGACGCTGTTATTGTTAAGGCTACTCAAGGTGTTGACTACATCAACCCTAAGTGTGACCAACAGTATCAATTAGCTAAAGCATCAGGCAAACTCCTTGGCGTATACCATTACGCTGAGGGGTTAAACCCTGAGGCCGAAGCTGATTTCTTCTATGAAAACATCAAAGGCTACATCGGCGAAGCAATCCCTGCACTCGACTGGGAGTCCTATCAAAATACTGCATGGGGCGACCGTGAGTGGTGTTGGCGATTTGTTAACCGTTTCTACAGCCTAACCAATATTTACCCACTTATCTACGTTCAAGCATCTGCTTTAGACCAAGTGGCAAATATTGCCAGTACCTGCGGGTTATGGGTTGCTGGCTACCCTACCGACGAAGACTCCTGGGAACCTCCATGTCCATACCCCTACTCTATGGGCGCTTGGAATGATGTAACTATCTGGCAGTTTACTTCAGGCGGTAACCTTGACCGTAACATCGCTTATATCGATGTTGACGCTTGGGATCGTATTGCTCGAGGCGACTCAGGTATCGCACCGTCACAACCAGTTCAACCTCCCGCTGAGGAAGTCGTACCACAAGAGTCATATTCTATCCAAGGTAAATCCTTAGACGAATTGCTTATTCTTGTTATGGATGGTAAACTTGGTGAGGAAGGTCAACGCAAAGCGCAATTAGGCGACAAGTACGACTCAGTACAAGCTATCCTAAACGCTCGCTATGACGTCCATACCTATGATGAAGCTATCGACACAATTACTGTGGCTGTATTAGCTGGGACATTTGGTAATGAGGACGAACGTAAGACTCAGTTGGGTTCTTACTACGTTGACGTGCAAAACCGCGTTAACACGATTCTAGAAGGCTAATCCTCTAGAATATCTTTTTATGACATGGACTATAGGACGGGTAACACCTCCTATAGTTTTTTTTCTACAAGGAGGTGCATTATGGCCATTACAATCATCACTAAGCCGATTGAAAGCTTCTATGAGGATGCTGATGGCAATGCTAAGTTCGTAAACGTACCATCAAAGAAATTCAAAATGGAGCACTCCTTGAGAGCTATTGCTAGATGGGAAGCTATTTGGAAAGAACCATTTCTTAACAGAACTGAACCACTGACCAATGACATGCTAATCTCCTACCTCCAGTGTATGAATTTCGATAATGAAGACTTCGATGTGTCAATTATCGACAACGATAACATCAAGAAGATATCTGATTACATCTCGGATAAGCAGTCAGCAACTATATTCACTAATACAAGCCCTGATGAGAAACCTCAGAGAGGTAAAATCGTTACATCAGAGGAAATCTACGCCCAAATGTTTCTGGGTCAAGTACCGATTGAGTGTGAACAATGGCATATCAACCGCTTACTCATGACCTTACAGGCGATGCGTCATCTACAAGGGGATACCAAGAAGATGACTCAGAAAGAAACAATGCTTACTAACCACCAAATCAACCAAGCACGTCGTGCTGCTATGAAGTCTAAGGGGTGATATTTATGATAGTGACAACTGATATTACCGGAGACAACGGTTTCGAAAAATGGTGGCGTAAAGTAACTGATGGTAGACTCAGGTCTAAAGCTGAAGAAGTAGGACGTAAGTCCGTACAGGCTTTTTCTGAGGCAACACCGGTGGATACAGGACGTACGGCAAACTCCTGGGAAGCTGATGTTACACAGGATGGTGACGGCGTCTCTATCACTATTGCAAACACTAATGTCCAAGGCGGATATTTCAATGTGGCTGTTGGTCTGGATACCGGTCACGGTACAGGTACTGGTGGGTATGTCCCTCCTAGACCGTATATCAAGCAGACCGAAAGTAAAGTCCTGAAGCAACTAGGCTTAGCAGTAGAGGAGGCGGTTAAATGAGTCGTATCTTAGAAGAGAAAATCGTCGCCCTACGTATGGATGACCGTGACTTTAAGACTAAAGGGAAGGGTATTCTGTCATTCTTTGACCGTTTCAAGTCACACATTAAGTCTTCTGGCAATGCCGATATGCGAGGGACAATCTCTCAGCTTGACCAAGTCGGGAACAAGGTTAAGCAAATCAAAATGGATGCATTACAGTCTGCTGTAGATAGCACCAAAAATAAATTCTCAGCACTTGAGGTTGTAGCGACAGGTGCTTTACTTCGTATCGGTTCCACTGTGGCTGATACAGCTGGGAAATTAGTAAGGAACGCTCTAGGTATCGATGACCTCAGGGCTGGTTTCGCTGAGTATGAGCAGAAAATCGACTCTATCTCAACCATTAAGGCCAATACTGGCGCCTCTACTAAAGAGGTTGCTAAGTACCTTGATGAGTTGAACAAGTATGCCGACCAAACTGTATATAGTTTCGGCGATATGACTAGAGCTATCGGGTTCTTCACCGCGGCAGGTGTAGGGTTGGATAAGTCTGTTCCGGCTATCAAGGGTCTTTCTAACTTAGCGGCTACTGTTGGCGCTAACAACCAGTCACTTCAGACCCTCCAGTACCAAATCTCACAAGCCCTGTCATCTGGTGTAGTTCGGCTACAAGACTGGCGGTCGGTTGAGAACGCTGGTATGGGTGGTAAGTTATTCCGTGATGCTTTAGTTCAAGAGGCTAAGGAAGCTGGGACACTTACTGGTAAGGCTTTGGAGAAGTATACTACCGATGGTTTCCGGAACTCACTTTCGGAAGAGTGGTTGACATCTGACGTCTTAACTAATGTACTTAACAAGTTTGCTTCGGACCAGACTATGCTTGAAGCGGCTACTAAAGTTCGGTCATTTGGTAAGATGGTTGATACTATTAAGGAGTCTATCGGCTCTGGTTGGGGGCGAACCTTTGAGTTAATCTTCGGTGACTTTGACCAAGCAACGGCTCTATGGTCTGGTATCACAAACGCTATCACCAAGTATACCGACTCAATCGCTGACAAGCGTAACAAACTCTTAGAAGGTTGGAACCGATGGGGTGGTCGAGACTATATTATCAACGGCTTCGTGGCTATGTTCCAGACTATTGATGCTGTGGCATCGGGTATCGGACAAGGTATTGAGCGTATCTTCAAGCCTCTAACGGGTCTTGATTTGGTTGGTATGTCCAAAGCCTTCCATGACTTCTGGGTTGGTTTACTTCCTTCAAAATGGTCGCATGAATACTACCATATGCTGGACTGGTGGGACTCGTTCTCAGGTATTCTAGCTAACGTAGCAAGTCATGGTTTGGATGGACTCAAGTTCATAGGTAAATCTCTCATCGATTTATTTCCAACAGAACTAATCGCGGTTATTATCGATATCATTTGGTATGTAGCTGAGTTCATTTCTATGGTTGGGGATGCTATGAAACCATTTGACGAGACTAGTACAACTATCAAGAACTCTGGTAAATCCATGAACGAATTCTTCAAGGGTATTCGAGAGTCTATGGCTAAATGGTGGCATGCTAACCGTGATGGTAAATTCAAACAGTGGGCTACCAATGTAGCTAAAGCCTTACAAACTCTTGATAAAGTATTCTCTACTGTAGGTAAAGCTGTCGGAACGGCTTTCAAGTGGATTTTCCAAACCATAAGTGACGCATGGAAAACTCATGGCACCTCTATCAAAGACATCGGGTCTAAGCTCGGTACTTGGCTTGGTGATATTTGGGGTAAAGTAAAGATTAAGTCCCCTGAATGGCTAGCGACACTTAAGGATGTCTTCACCAAGGTTTGGGAATATCTTAAACCTCTAGGTGAGAAGGGTTGGGACGGTATTGTAGCCGGTTTCAACTATATCAAGGACAAGCTTATCCCAGCTATTTCCGATGTGTTCAAAGGATTTGAGCCTCTCTTAGGCGCTGGTTGGGAGAAGATTAAAGGCTTCTTCAAGACCCTAGGTGAATGGCTAAGCCCTAAAGCGGTACACGCTGCTGGTGAGGAACTAAAACCTGATGATATTTCTGTTAAGGAAGCTGGGTTGAATTCCTTAGGACGACTTGTGGAAAGTATCAAGAAGTTCTACAATGAACATATTGTCGGACTTGAGACAATTGTTAATGGTTTTACCGTAGCTACTCTTAAGTTAGCTATTGCTCTTGTCGCAATCATGTACTTCAAGAAGAAGGTAGACCAACTCTTTAACATGTTTGGCTCTATTGGTAAGTTCTTTGATACTTTAGGTGGCGGTTTAACTGGTATGTTCGGCTCTATCAAGGGCTTCTTTGATACTCTGAACAAGAACGCCAAGAACAAATTCAAAATGAATGCACTGTTGAAGATAGTGGGGGCTCTTGCAGGTCTGACTATCCTACTCAAGATACTAGGTAATATGTCTGTGGGCGAAATTCAACAGGGTGGTATGGCATTAGCGATGTTGTCTGGTTTACTTGTAGGTATCCTATATTTGGATAAGATTATTTCTAACCTAGGTATCCCAGGAACAACCTCAGCTATGGAAGGTCTAGGTAAAACCCTACTTGGCTTCTCAGCAGCTATCATATCTATCGCTATTGTGGCCCGTCTCTTACGTAACCTCAACCCTAATGAATTAAATAACCTCAAGACCGTGATGATTTACTTAGGATTCTTCTTAACCAATGTCTACGGTATAATCCGTCTATTGGGTATTATTCCAGCAGGCGAAGGTAATTTCCACAAGATGGCTGGTACGTTCTTTGGTTTAGCAGGTCTCTTATTCGTTATGGGTAGAGTTGCTAAGACACTATCAGGTATCGACCCTGGGTTAGTTCAAAATGCGATAGGTAACATGTGGGCATTCATCGGTATGATAAGCGCTGTGTTATTCATTGGTGGTTTAGCTCAGAAAATAGGTGGCGGGGCTGTTAAGTTAGGTGGTGTCATAGCTGCACTTTCGGCCTTTATGCTTATTGGTTCTATGATGACCATATTACTAGGTCTTATTCCAGATGGGTTATTCCAAGCTGGGTACAGTCGACTGGTTATGCTAGCCCTGCTTATTGGGGCTGTTGAAGTTATCTCAGGTATGGCAGGGCATTTATCAGGTAGAGGCGGACGCTCTCTATGGAAGACAATGTTATCTGCGATATTTGGTTTAATTGCCGTAGCTGGTGCTGTTGTAATTCTGGGTATTATTCCAGAAGGTATCATGATGCAAGGCGTCATGATAGTCGCCTTAATCGCTCTTATTATCGGAGCTTTGACGGTAGTAGTTGGGTTAGCCAACCGATTAAGTGGTGAAGGGTCGCTTAAGGGTATCTTTGGTTCACTTATGGCTATAGTAACTTCTATGGTCGTTATCGGTTTCCTTGTTGAGAAGATGGGGTCTATCGACGATGGTGTACTTCTTAGAGGCATAGCTGTAGTTGCAGGTATTACCTTATTCGCAGGTGCTCTAGTCTACATGACCACTAAGATGACCAAGTTGGATATGGCTAGTCTTAAGACGATGGGGCTAAATATGTTAGCGGCTGTGTTATCCTTAGTTGCACTAGCCGGAGTTATCTATCTATTAGGACAACTAGACCCAGATGCTATGTGGGGAGGTGCTCTTGTAGTAGGTGCACTTACAGTAGCACTAGGGTTAATCAGTAAGTTGATGTCGGCTGTAAAAGGTTCAACCAAAGTTCAATATGGTCTTCTAGCTAACATGGCTGGTCTAGTAATCGGAACTGCCGTACTAGCCTTAGCGGTAGCATCTTTAGCTCGTATCCCATGGACTAGTTTAGCTAAGGGTGCTGTAACCGTCGGTGTGTTAGCTATAGTAGTTGCTAAATTAGCTGAGTTCGGTGGAAAGCTTAACGGTGGCTATAAAGTTAAGTGGAATATTATTGCTCAACTAGCTACTTCATTAGTCGGAGTTCTTGCATTAGCCTATGTTGTAACACAACTAGGTACAATGGATATTGGTCAATTAATGCAGGGTATGGCCGCTATTGTGGTATTGGGTATAGCTGTTTCAGCCTTACAATATATCGGACAGATAATAGGTAAAGCTGGAAAAGCTAGCTTCGAAAATGCTGCACAAATGATATCTATAGCCGTATCTATGGTTGCATTATCCTATGTATTACAAGTATTATCATCTATGGACCCTACAGCTTTTGTAGGTACTGTCGTTGGTATGATTGTGGTATATGGATTGTTATTCTTAGCTAGTGAAATAGCTTCTAAATTTGGAAATGTTGGTGGAGGACACGTCGGGCTTATAGCTACTGCGGTATCTATGTTCTTGGTAGCTCAGGCTATAAAGGCTATTAACTCAGTGGGTATTATGGAGGCAATAGTATCTATTCTCCTATTAATAGGAGCTATAGCTATACTATCCGTTGTGGCTCCAGCAGTATCTACAGCAGGATTGGCAATGCTACCATTCGCTGCAGCATGTATCGCTATTGGTGCAGGTGCGTATCTATTAGTAGAAGCTTTTGAACATATGTTTAATGATATCGGTTCATTTATTGGAGGTATTATAGACTGGTTTAAAGAGTTAATCGGTGCTGGTAACGATACTAAGAAATCTTTAGATGGCGTTAAGGAGTCCGCTGCAGGTATTTCATCATCAGGAGGTACTGGTGGTGAAGGTGGGGCTGAAGGTTTCGCTGACGAAACACCTACTCATACTCCTAATCGTGTAACCGCTAAACCTAAAGTAGCTAGCGCAGCTGAGATTAACCCTAACGTGTATGAACCAGCTAAGAAATCCTTAACCAAACAATCTACCGACTTTTCAAAATACGTAGATAAATTACCTGGTGGATACGGTAATAAACTCAAGATGTTACAAGGTCTTGATATGTCTAACCCACAGGCCGCTATGAAAGCTATGAAAGAGCTGACTGGTGACGCTAAGGGTTTGGGCGATGTTATGAACGGTCTTGATATGTCTAACATGGATAAGATGTTCGACGATATGAAGGAATTCATGTCACCTGAGGAAATTGCTAAGATGAAGGCTCAGATGTCTGAGATGACTGGTATGTTCCAATCTCTAGCTCCTGAGTTACAATCAGCCTTAGACGAATTCCGTAATGCATTAGCTAACGGTACTGACTTCGATACTGCATTCGCTGACTTACAAGCTAAGTTTGAGGCTGCTGGTATCAAGATACCTGAAGGGTTTAAAGAAGCCCTCAAGTCAGCTATGGACTCTGGTAACTGGGACGACCTATATACCTCACTGACAGAAGCCAATCCGGATATGTCTGGGGTTATTAGTAACATCTTAACTCAGTTATCTGGTGGTCAATGGAAACCGAAGGGTACTGAGGTCGGTAGTGAATTCGCTTCTGGCGTATCTGATGGTGCGTCCGGAGCTTCTGGGATTGATATTCTAGCTGGTTTCCTTAATACCTTAGCTGGTGCATCTACTACAGCCGCTATCCAAGGGACACTTGTGGGCGCTGCCTTCTTAGGTGGTGTTGCTACAGCTGACTATGGTACTACTGGTACAGTTATGGCTACGGCACTTATGGACGGGGTCAATACTCAATCAGAGTCCTTTAAGGGAGCTGGGACTACTTTCGGTGGTCAGTTCGTAGCTGGTGTAGCATCAGTCAATCAAAATGCCAACTCCGCAGGTATCACTTTAGCTAGCTCAGCTAAGCAGGGTGCTTCAACTATATCTATGAACTCAACAGGTTCCGATGTAGGTAAGACCTTTGCTAGTGGTGTAAGCTCAACTTCTGGTGATGCTGCTGCCGCAGGTTCGGCTATTGCTGGTTCAGCACGTGCTAATGCTTCTATATCTCTCTACGGGGAAGGTATGTGGGCTGGTATGGGCTTCGCTGGTGGTTTGATTGCCTCTATCGCATCGGTTGCCGCTGCTGCGTATGCTGTGGCTGCTGCCGCTAAGGCCGCTATTACCTCCACCTTGTCTATCCACTCACCATCTCGTGTCATGTTCGGGTTCGGTGCTTGGACGGGTAAAGGTTTCGGTAACGGTATCCTATCAACAGCTGCATACGTATTCAACGCTGCTAAGACATTAGCTAGTGCGGTGATGGAAGCAACTAGTTCGGAAATGGACTCTGTAGTTGGGTCTATGCCTGAATTCAATCCAACAGTACGACCAGTAGTCGACATGTCTAACGTGACGGCTATGCAAACAGCCCTAGGTGGTGAATATCAGTTCTCAACTGAAGCTACTAATGGGTTGAATTCCGCTATTACTGGTGGAGTAACAAATATTCATATTCACTTGGATAGAGACGCTACTGACTATGATATTAGACGTATCGCTGGTATGGTTGAACGTCATATGATTAGCGGTCAGACAACAAGGAATATGGCGAAAGGGGATTACTCACTTGGCTTTAACGCTTAAAAGTGGGGAGTTCGCAATTCTAGACATGAGCCTCGGATATCCTGGGGCTCCTAGAATTCGCTCTTCCGAAATTAACAAAGGTGTATATGTGGCAGAAATGCCTGAGATTGTTACACCTAAACGACGTATGAAACTTGAGAGTGCATTCGGGGTAAGTGGGTCTCTTATTATGGATGAGGGGTCTTATGAACCTACCGAATTCGACTTGAAACTTACGGGTGTCGGTGCTGGGCGTGATTACGGTGTAGTTACAACCAATGCCCTATTTGACGCCTTTGATGAGGCCAACTGGCTTCCTGTAGTATTTTACTTCGACCCAGGTAAGGTCTATTGGGTTATCATGACTGACCCTCCTAAGGTTGAGACTAAATTCTACTACGATGGATTTACAAATATCTCTATGACTCTAACCTGTCTACCATTTAAGACATTTTTAGACGCTCCTGTAACCAAACTAGGGCCATCTCCAATTATGACTGAGAAGACAGACAAAACCACTATCCAAATTGCTAATCCGTTCCGGCATGATGCCTTTCCAGATATCTTACTCTGGCCTGATGCTACTAACAAGGTTAAACTTAATCTCAAGTTAGGTGAGTATGAGCTGAATGTCCAGGAAATCCAGACGGTTAACCCAATCCTTATCAAGACTGGTGAACGTTGGTGTGGTTTAGCAGAGGCAAGAGACAAATTCAAAATGAAACCTAAAGAGTACATTACCGACCTACGACAAGACCTAACTAGTCGTGTTAACATGGGATTCTATGAGAACCCAAGGTTCTGTATCCCTGGTAAGAAGGCTGGACAGATTGTATTTGCCGGTAATTATGCTAAAATTATGATTAGATGGAACTGGAGGTCGTTAACATGATACCACATCTATATCATCGCTCCCATGCAACTATGAATGGGATTATCCCGGATGCGTATGCTGACGATGCTATCATGTGTGACGTTGTAGACAACCTTAACGGTGCTCTAGAGCTTGAACTTGAGGTTCCATATACTCAGCGTAACATCAAATGGTATGAGAAAGAGACTATTATTGGGGTTGATATTCCTGACCGTGCCTACATTGAGATGAATGAGAAGCATCAGTTCTTCCGTGTCTATGATGTAGAGAAGGACTTAGCTAGCATGAAAATCAAAATGAAGGCTTTCCACGTTTCTAACCTATTAGCTCAATTGCTTATCATTGCTAGTGACCGTGTACTCAGTGGCGATATTGCTGCGCTTTGGTCACCGGACTCGGTTGTACTTGAGGGTGGTACTGTCAAATCAGTTGATGCTGAAATCGGCGTCTCTAAGCACTTGCGGTATGAGCGTAAGAACTGGTTGGAAGCGGTTATGGACGAGAAAGACGGGGTTGCTAACAAATTTGGTATGGACGTTATTCGTCACAACCATGGTATCAAATTAGTTAAGAACCGTGGTGTTGTAGAAGCCCAAGTTCGATTACATGCTGAAGCCAACATCAAGAACGTCAATATTCAAGAGAAGTTGACTAATCCGGTTATTGCTATTTTACCTTATGCTAAGATTAACGTTGACCAAATCAAGCAACGTGAGGAACAGCGTAAAGAGAAAATAGAGCAAGAGAAGAAGAAGGGTCAGAAACGGACTAAGGCTCAAATCGAAGCTGATAAGAAGGCTAAAGAGGCAGCTAAGAAAGCTGAGGAAGATGCTAGACGTGCTAAGAAATTGGCAGGCGACAACGGCGACCGTTATATCTACGGTAATGTTGTTAAGTCGCCTCTCTTTGCAGAGTATCAAACTGGTGTTATTATCCCAGTCGATTTCTCAGGTAAAGACCCTGACCACAAGAACAAAGGGAAACTTGAGGAAGACGATGATTACTTCCGCGTGGAGACCGTAGAAGCGGTTAATGAAGTAGCCCGTAACTACTATCAGTGGGAAGAAGCTAAGAATATCGATAAACCATCTTATGAGTTCTCTATTGATATGATTGAACAGCTTCCTAAAGACCTCTATGACTCTCTACGATATTTATCATTGGGCGATGAGATTACACTTGTGAGCCATAAGTACTATATGGATATTAATGCACGTGTAACCAAGATTACCTGGGATATCCTAACCGGTACTAAGAAGAATATTACTGGTGGGACATCTCGAAAGACGGTATACGAGGAAATTCGTAAATCTGTGGAAAATCTCAAGTCTGATGAGAAGGATAAGTGGGTTGACGAGGTTAATGAAAACCTTTTGAAACAATTTGATGCTTTCGCTAACTCTATGCAGGACAGTGCTGACGGGAAGAATACTATATATTCAGGCCCTGATGAGCCTACAGGAGCACTTATTGAAGGCGATACCTGGTTCAAAACCATGCCTGACGGTAAGCGTGACCTCTATATCTGGAATGGTACAGAGTGGTCTAAGGTTGACTTCAACGGTATTGCTGAGGAGATTGAGCGACAATTCAAGGAAAATGATGACTTGTGGTCAAAATCGGTAGAGCCACGAATAGCTGCTCTGATGAAGGAACGTATTCCTATCGGTATTGATGAATATCTTAAGGATTACCGCACTGTCTGGGAACCTGTTAACTTGCTATATCCTAATAAGAATGGGTTATTTGACTTAAAAGTTTATTCGGGTCTTGGATATGGTCAGACATCAAGATATCAAAAACCAGGTGTAGTGAAATTTACCCCTGGTGATAGTCCGGTTGGTATGGAGATACTCAACTATGAGTATAACATGAAGCAGGTTATTGACAAACACCGTAAGGACGTATTAGACTCAAAAGCTCTTGGTCCAATGCCAAACAACTTCGATGTCAATACTTATATTCTCGGTTCTAATGAGGGCCCCATCATCAAGTCAACAGATTTACCGGATAGACGATATCCTCTAAACGGTACTCTTATTATTAAGTATATAGACGATAAGAATGCTAATAGAGAGTACCATATTAGGTTCAAGGTCTATAAGGACGACCAAGTTATCCCATTAACCATGAGCGATGATTACTTTGAGAAGTATACAGTACGTTCACTATCGATAGAGATTGATATTCCGTCTCTAGATGTATTTGACTTACGTATTGATTATCTCTATAAAGCGACTTCAAAAACTCTTATTAACAACGGATATCTTCGTGATGTAACTGTTGGAGACCCCTATGGTAAACACCCTAGAACTACTCTTCCCAAAAATGAGGATGCTCAGTATCATGTTAAAGGCGTCACCGAAACCGCTAAACCAGTTTTATCCTACAGTTTCAGTTATAACTATTCTAACACCGTAAATGAGAACTGGTTATCTGACTATGTAGGTAAAGTTATTTGCTTCGATATCTCCTATAAAGCGAAATCTAATTTACAACCTACCGACTATACTTCATTACCTAGCCTATCCTATGACAATGGTTTCAATACTACATCATCAACTGATATAGTATTAGATGACAGATGGCATAGGTTTATGATGGTGTACAAAATAGGTGTTATTGGAACTAATGTATGGTTTACTAAAGGGTTTTCAATAGGGGCAGGTAATACTCGTGGCGGTAAGACGTCTGTAGTAACGGCTGAGATATTAGTAAACGACATCTTCATCACTGAGCAGAACAACCTCAATCGTTATATCGTTAACGACATGCGTCGATATAAGAATGACCCTACCGTAGGTCAACTTATGAACCAGACAGGTTTATTACAGTCTCTGGATTTACAAGAGACCTATAACCTAGGTAAGATGATGAAGTTCACACGAGATTATCTCAAGACTTCTGAAATCAAGCAAGACCTAGACTCTATTAAGGCTACTGTACGGGAAGATATGGCTGGGAAGATAGCCCAGTTGCGTATTGACGCTGACGCTATTACTAAGAATATCTCCAACATTCGCTCAACCTATCAAACCATAGCTACGGCTGAAGGGGAGATACGTAAGGTTAGAGAATATGTAGATAATCTCAATCGTATTACTGGCGACCGAGCTAGAGCTATCGAAACCCGTATCACACACTTAGCGGGCTCGTGGGCTGTACAGCAGCTGAATTCTCATGGCGATATTATCAGTCAAATCAACATGAACAATGGTAATATTAAAATCGATGGTAAGAGTTTACGTATTACAGCTAACACTGTTATCGATAACGGTACAATCAAGACTGCTATGATTGGTCAGGCTCAAATTACAGGTGCTAAGATAGCCAATGCTACGATTGAGTCAGCTCATATTGTCAGTCTGGACGTCGGTAAGATATCCGGGTCTGCTGCTGAATTTGCTAGTGGTAAATTTGGACAAGCCACCATCAATAAGATTATTACTGATGGTATTCGTATGCGAGGTGACCGAACTTCCCAAGGGGACGCTATATTACAGTTCTCTCAAGGGTATATGGCGGTTGACTTCTCTAACCAAGCAGGTCTTAACAGCGGATGGGCTACTCTTCGGGTAGCTGGACGTATACGTGCGGGTATTCGCATTAACGGTCGGAACTATCAGGATAACCTAGCTGGTATATTCGGTGGCGTACCTATCATGACCAACGCCTATGAGGACGACCCGGTAGCTCACTTCGATAGCAACAACCGTATTTGGCCTATCTCATTCATGGGCTTAACTCAGAAGAATGGTATCTGGTATATCATCGGTGAGGACGGCGGTAACGGTCGTCAACATCGCTTCTGGGTAGAAGTAACTATAGCAAACAACCAATCATTTGGTAGTAAGAAATTCCCAAAATCATCATATCCTAACACGAACTGGTTGACTATTGGGTTATAAGAAAGGGACGATAAGAAAATGGAATTAGAAAACTTTAAGATTGTAGAGGCGCAACAGGCATTTCAAGGCCTACTTAACCTGGGATTTACAGGAGCTACTAGTCTAGTCATCGCTAAGGTATATTTGGAGCTGACTAAATTAGCCGAACCAATCTTATTAGCTTTACCTAAAGTAACCCCAGAAAATATGACAGAGGAGCAAAAGGCTAAATACGAGGAAATCCTCTATGCCAAAACTGATATTGGGACACCCCCGCAGTTATCCTATCATATCTTCGACAACGTCCAAGTGACACCAGCCACACTTATGGCTATTCAAGACTTTATTAATATGGAGGACTAAACCATGCCAGATTTCAAACAACTACCTGTATTACAAATTATCGGTCGCGACCCAATTTGGGGTGAGGACGATAACCACAACCAGAAGATTACTGGTATCCGGTGGACAGCCCGCTGTGAGTCACCGTTCGTATTAACTATCCAATGTACGGCCGAAGACTTCTCTGCTGAGCCTATGAAGACTACCGATGAGAAGCTTATCGAGATGACTATCGAACAAATTGCTACCAACTTGGTTCCTAGCTATGCTGAAGCACGTAACGCTCAGACACTTAAGGAACTTCGGGGGCTCTTGGATAAGGCTAACTCTAACTATGCTCAAATTCGTGATGTCCTAAACACTGTGGAAACAGCTGCTACAGACCTACGTATGAAGCAGGAGGAATTTACCGCTAAGGAATTCCAAGCTGAGAAGTCCCGAGTTAACTTCGCCGGTAATATTCTAGAGTACGGTAACTTACCTGAACCTGCTCAGAAGGGTATCCTCGAGTCACTTCCTGGTTATCGTTCAGACGGTACTTACAAGGCTGGGGATTACGTTGTGTATAACAGGGGTCTCTATCAGTTGATTGTGGATAACAGTAATATCAAGGGCGACCTTAATCAACAACCTAAGTTATTCCGACGGATTAACTTCGCTAAGAAAGACTAATTTACTTGAGGGCTTCGCGCCCTCTTTTTTTTTACACACGCTATAGTGAAAGGTAAATGACGCCGGACTAAGTTGAAGCTTATGGTTTCTAGACTTACGCCCGATGAGAATGTTATTCGGTTATAACTTATGTTAAGCTGTAGGTTATGATTTCACGTCGTATCTTTTTTTTTTCTTACACATGCTATAATGAAAGGAAGTGTTAATATGGATATTAAAGAAAACATCATTTTAATGACAGAAACTTACTTCGAGTTGAGAAAACAATTAGTTTCTCTTACAGAGGACTTGATGAAATATCATCTGTCCGTTGAGGGTTCTGAGCCACATGCTTATGAAGAAGGCAAGGACTTAATGTTCAACGGTATGATGGAATTAGTTTCATCTGTAGGGGTTGAGTTATTCTCAATCGAACATGGTGTCGATAAGATGAGTGTAGAATATCTACAATCTAAACTTCAGGAAATTAAAGAAGCGCGATTGAATATAGCTGACAGCTTTATTAATGGTGTGTGTATTGATACATACATGTTCATTGATAAAGACGGAATGAGTCTATATTCAGTCCAAAGATAGCCACGTGCTATCTTTTTTTTCTCAGCCCATAGTGAAAGGAAGTGTATTATTATGAAAAGAGTTATGGAGAAGTATAACGCATTACCTAAAGAGGAACGTGAGAAATGGGATAAGGTTATAATACCGATTATCCTGGTATACTACCATATCGTTATATATGGTCTATGGGCTATATTTACGATATTGTTCGGTATATCAGGAGCGGTATTAAACCCCGACTACCCAGTTTCCGGCTTCTTCTTAGGTGCTTTATGCGGAGTTACTCTAGGAGGATATTTCATTTATCAAGGAGAATGGCTGTGATTTACTCACGGTCATTTTTTTTATCACGTGTTATAGTGAAGGGCTATGCCCTATCTAATATTTAAGGAGTGTTAATATGGAACAGTTGTTAGAGGAATTGGCTGTTGAGTTAAGTAAATTAGGACAGTACCAAAAGGGTATTGACTTCGGAATTGAGTGTAGCAAATCGGGTGTCTATGTAAACGCATTAAAGACAAATGACGTAGATGACCGTGCTATACTCAAAGTCTTGAGTCGTTATTCTAAGTATGAGCCTAAGATAAACGTAATAGCTAAGGAATTTATATCGTTCACACTTTACGGTGAATTAGATTTAGGAGCGCATATTAGAGGCGTTAAATTAGAAAGAAAAGGTGATGTATATTTAGCAGAAACAGCTATGGTATATAACGAAGAAACGATTGCGTTGGTTGATAAGATTATTGACCGAGAACCTAATGCGGTATATGAATTATCGCAGGTTACGGGAGATGCTGTGTTGATTAACGTACGTAAAGTCGATGTATCAGAAGCGTTTAAGAATATCTAAACCTTTAGCGGCCACGCGCCGCTTTTTTTTACACATCTTATAGTGAAGGGGAAACCCTATCAATTCAAAGGAAGTGTAATTATGGAAAACAAAATGGATATTTTAGGTCGTTTATTTGGATTGGCAAGCTCTACAGTTTGTGTGGACTGTTGTGTAACTACACCGCATATTGATGCGGCATACGCAGAGTTCGTAGAAACTGCTGGAGGCACGGCCATCATTCAGGAAATGGCTAACCAAGGAGTTAGATATATCAAAACTGACTTAAATAGAGTTGATTTAATCGTAGATGAAATTGATAGTCTTGTTCGCGAGAACGAAGGTGAGATGTCTATTCAATGCTGGTTACGCAGTAACGGCGATGTAGAATTTATCATTCTAAACAATGATGTTATGTCGCAAGCGTATAGCCAAGCAGAAGATATGCTTACTGCTCTTGCAAACGACTAATTTCGGAGGCCACATGGCCTCTTTTTTTTATCACACTCCATAATGAAAGGAGTGTATTAAACTATGTTTTTAATCGTTATTTTGTTAATTGTAATGTGGGCATTCATTTTAGGATTGCTATTGAAAGGTGTTGGTAAATTACCTAAAGTCATCCAAGGAGTCTTTGGACTCTTCGGTGGTATGGTTGGGAGTTTATTGTTAATTATCCTGACAATACTTATCTTAATAACCACACTATTAATGTAGGAGGTGAAAATATATGTGGAAATCCTTAAATAACTTATGTAAAACCATTGCTATCACAGGTTTAATGTGGATGGGCTTTGATTACTTCTGGGCGAAGGTCTCAGAGTTCATCAAGGAATTTAAAATCCACTACGTGAAGAAATAGTTTTCGGTGGCCACACGGCCACTTTTTTTTTCACATGATATAGTGAAACGGAAACGTTGAAATTTTATGAAAAGGAGTTGATTACCATGCCAGGTAAGAAACGTGTAAATGTAGAAACAGTTGAGGTTGAGAACGTAACTGATGTTACGCAAGAAGTCAAACCAGGACTTCTGGATAAAGTAAAAACTGGTATCAAGAATTTTTGGTCAAAACATAAGACCAAGATTGTGGTGGGCACCGCCCTTGTAGGTGCAGGTATGTTGGCAGGCGCAAAGCTTGCTAAAGAAGAGGACGAGGAGGAAGTTTACCTTATTGAAGTTGAAACTGAATTGGAAGATGTCGAAGATATTTCTGAGGACGATGAGTCAGAGGAAGATGAAGATACTGAAGAAACAGAGGAAAGTAATGATGAGGAGACTGAGGACTAACGTCCTCTCTCTTTTTCTTTAGGAGGTAGAATTATGTTTATTGAGGATATTGTAGAATTAGTTAATAAGTTTACTCATATGGGTATTACAGACTTCAGAGTAGAATTTCGTGATGGTTACTTGTGGATTTACACGAAAGATAATCTTATCATAAAATCCAGAACTGGAAGTAGAGTAGGGCCTGATATGCTTTTAGGTGACGAATATGTTACAGAACTAGCTTTAGGAACATCTGAAATTTTAGCTGATGGAAAGGTGTACCATAAGCAATATTCTTATGACGCGAAGAAAGAAGATATTAGACAAATTGTTCGAGAAGAGGTCGAGAAATGTATGAAGGAGCGTATTAAAGATGTCAGAATTGTTATTAAGTAAACTAAGAGACGAATCTGTACAAGCGCGTACTCAGATGTATGATATTTTGTCTTTGCTGCGTAGGCGAGGAGTTACTAGTGGTTTGGTAACATTCGGTCGAGGTTTTTGTGAATTTATGTTTTGGAATGGTCAAGAGAAGGAATACCGATACATATTAGAGAAGTATGATGACAAGTCAGCAACAATATATGATACAAAGGAGCCATTTATTAGACATATTCTTAGTATCAATTTTGTTGATACTAAACATGTATATTCATTCTTATTTACTGAAAAAGGTATAATAAATAAGAATGTTACTAATGTTAGGGGTTCACAACCATTCGATATCTCAGAACTGTTATTTGAACTAAAATTTGAAGGGATGAAGTGAGATGTTTGTCAGATACAAGGATAGTTATCTATGTAACTTATTCGATACTAAGAAACTACTACATAGCTATGTAAGAGATATTGCACACGCAGTCACTAAGTGTGGTAAACTAGGTGATGTAATTAATTGTTCTGGAGGTCACGTTTTTATTAAGTGTGGTTCAGATGAGGATACACACGCCTACATTAGAGAGTTAAAGCGTATATTTATAGTTGAGTATATCGTAAGTAACAGCATTGCGTATGGCGTTAGTTTACGTTGTGATACTATCACATTACCTGTTATGATTATGAAAGTAGTCAATGTCGGTCCATTGCATCGTTATGATAGCGTTACCTTTGACGTTATTATCGTGGATAAAAATGATGAAATAACTGAGACTACCTATACAGTATGTTTTTAAGGAGGAAGTAAAAATGAGAATCGATTTAGGAGTTAGTCCTTATAAAAATGTGTTGTTGCGAAAGATGATGGCGGACGAAGACGTAAAGAATGCTATATTGGAACTTGGAAAACTGATATGTAAATGTGGTAACGAGCGAGATTTTATCAGTATCGCAGGCGACATTATGTTTATAGGTACATCTAAAGACCAACATACTTTAAACTATATGCATAATATTCCTTATGACCGTTCTTTTAACATGGTATACAATATTAGTACTAAACATAAGCATGGTCTTATGTTACGATATACTAATAAACACTTGAACATACCGCCTATGATTATGACCGTAGATAGGTTATGGCATACGTATACTGATGTTCACGTACGATTTAAAGTATCTACACTAGACGAATTTCATGAATTAGTTATCGTTGACTTTGGATTAGATTTTGCAAAGGAGGTTCTTAGATGACTAAAGCATTTTCAATTGACTCATATACAACATATGAGCAGTATGACACACGGGGTAACAACTTAGTTATTATCCCATTCGACTCAGTGACAGACACGGATATTTACACGGTTACTAGTGGGATTACAAATTCGGGCGGTATCATTATCTACGGCGGGCAGTTACGTACAGTTCGACGCATGGATAACCGCTTGGACGAATACCGAAACTTATATGACATCATCTTAATATTGGAGGACAAATAATGACTAAACACGACGCAGTAGAAAGACCTAAACATTATCCAGCAGATTTCTTCAATTCTATCTGCTTTGCTTTGGGGCTTAACAAGAATGATATTGTCTTCTTCAACGTGCTCAAGTATGTGGTTCGACATGAAGACAAGAATGGGCTTGAGGATATTCGCAAGGCGCTCAAGTATTTACGTATGGGTAAGTTTGAACAACCTATTGAACTAGACAAGACTCGTCATCTGGATACGGTACCTAGCGACGCTAAGGGTCTCTACAAAGAATGCATGGAGTGCGTACGTATATTAAAGGAATATCGTAATCACAAGTATCTCAACAAGCTCTACAGCGTTATTTGGCTCTATGGCTTTAAGAAGTATAAGGTCTTACTGGAGGAGCCGCAAAAATAACACAGCTTATAGTGAAAGGAAGTGTTAATATGTTCAAAAATTTGTTCAAATGGAAACGCAAAGAGTCTTTAGATAAGAAACTCGAAGCCGATTTAACGGCACGGGTTGGGACTCTAAGTAATGAGGAGATTTTGAAGTTAGCAGAAATCCGTGAGGGCAGAAAGTCCTCTAGACGGACAATCTGGAACACAATTATTGGAAGTATCCTTGGTTTGTTAGGAACGGGGTTCGTATTGTACTACGAACAACTAAACGTTATAACATCCAAGGCCTTCAATAGCTGGTTTCGGAAAAACGTCTAGAGGGCCACACGCCCTCTTTTTCTTTGAAAGGAGTGTATTAAAATGAAAGAATTATCAATGACAGTATATCTAATCTTTGCCTTTGCTACGGTATTAGTAGTCGGATTATGGGGTGGTTTACGTAAGGGCTTTATTACGCGTAAGGTGACATCCTTTAAGGAAGGTTTCATCGAAGGTTTCTCACATAGTGCCGCTATCTGGGCCGTGATTGAAACTATTGGCTTTATTTACTTCTGGTTCACGTTTTGGGGGAAGATGTAGATGTTTTATAATAGTATTAGTATGATTATCATTCTTACTTTATTTATGGCTATTGTGATTAAACGAAATGAAGATAAATTGGATATAGTTATAGATTTTCTTAGTTCGGTAATGTTATTTGCTGTGATTAGACTTACGGTTTACCTTATATTAGGAGTGTAGACATGACAGATTTATATTTTGCAGGTTTAATAGCCATGATGTTGATAGCATTCGCGACTCTATATTTGGGGTCTGGTGAAGACCGGTTCAGTACGAAGGAACGTTTTAGTATGTTTACCGTATTCTTCGGAATATTGGCATCGGTATGGACAGTATTCTACTTGTTCCTATGGCTTCTAGCACAGTTTATTTTAGGAGGTTTCAGATGACACATTTAAAGATAGTTGCTACTATTGGCGTATTCATCATGTTCACAGCCGGCCTACTCTTATCGGAGCTTATTTACAAACGAGCTTTAAAGAACTCTGGTAATGATGAATACTCTATTGGGTATTGGCACGGCCATCGTAACATGTATCGTATTTCCAGTCTAGCATTAGCTATTGTTGGGAGTGTTGGGTTATGGATAAATTAGAGTGCCTTGGCGAGGAACGTCTACATATTATTCGTAAGATTGGGCATATCATATCACCGAACCAGTTCTTCGTTGAAGTATACCGTAATTCTATGCGGATTGAGGTTAGTGAGACTTTACCAGCCACATCCTTTATCCTTTTGAAACAGTATATCGAAGATACTTTTGGTGATAGCTCTTGCTTGATTGTGAACTATTGGAAACTCAGTATCCATATTAAGTCAGACCCTATTAGGCTTTTAAGAGCTAATCTAAGCGATGGGTTTGAGTTTATCCAACTTAGATGTAAAGGCGTACATATCGAAAACGTTGCTTATGGTAAATATGAAAAATTTGAAGACGCAACCGTAAAGAGCTTCAAATCGAGGAGGTTATATTGATGAAAGACCGTAATTATGATGATACTAACTGGAGAATAGACTTAGACGACGTTATGAAGGAATACAATCAAGACCGCGGTGGAGGAATCGTTGTAGACTCTGCTGATATCTATCGTGGTTTAGTTATGTTAGGTTCTGCAATTACAGACAGAGCGCAGTTAACTATCGAGAGACTTACAGAGTATAATAATACTATGATTGAGGAGTTGTTTAGAGGTGAGCACGATAACGACTAGTATTGATTGGATTGACGTAATTGAAGCACGTATGAGAAAATACGAAGAGGAGTGTAAACAAATGAAAGACAAAAAGATACCAGAGACGGATTTAATTATTGATAGAATCGAGCGTTCTAAACAACCAAACCGTATTCCAAGCGCAGACTGGATTAGAGAGCAACTAGGCGTTAGTCAAGGACTGGCTGATAGATTCGAAGGATATTGTAATCCAGACGAGGCTAGTAAGGCTATTCGGGAGTATCGCGAGAAGAATGGTTTATCTGACGACGTTCCTTTATGTAATGAAATTCGTGATGTTCTCACAAGTAATGGTTCGCTAGTTAACGAAATCTTGGAAAGTATGCGTGAGGGTAAACTAACTGTAACGTACCTTCGTATCTACAAAGTAGATGAAAACATGCTTGGGTTATCGTTACTTAGACTATATTCTAGTATCGACGCTACTAATACTTATGAGAACGAATTTGTTGGTTACTTCAAACTGGACGAAGCGGTTGATATAATCGTCGACTTCTTCAAAGCCAAGAAGATTTCAAAATTATTACTTGAGAAAGAAGTTGCTAAAGTTGTCCATCGAGCAGTAATCTTTAAAGGTATTGAGATGATGGAAGAGGAGGCGCAAAAGCTAGCCGCAAGAGAAGCTATTATCGACATGGCGAAGGGTTTAGGTAAACTGGTTAAGGAGGATAAAAACGATGGTGAACGAAACTAAATGGGGTGATAGCTTATCCAGTATTTCTAAGGCTATACATGTGGAGAGAGTTAATGAGGTTTCAGATAAGATATGGGTGGGTATTATAACCTTGATTACTGACGATGGTATTACAACCTACGAATATGAGTTACATTACGTAACCATCATTCCTCACGTCCTATCCCTTGTTAACAAAATGAAAGAAGAACATCATATTCAACAAGTCTGGGTTGCTAAAGACACCCGTAAGCTTTATGCGAAATACCTTAAAAAGGAGAAAGAAAATGCATGAACATTTCGAACCTCATATTCAGAAAATACTTAAGGCTTGTGCTGCATCCTCTGCCTCTAAGATTGAACTTGGGGTCAGTCGTACTAGTCTTATCATTCTAGTAGAAGATAGCGACCGAGATATTTGTCGTAAAGAGACACTGAAAATCAGTGAGTATTTTGAAGACGGGTCGTTGGAGAACTTAAGCGAAACCGAGTGGACACCATTCGACCCATTCATTCGGATGTTCCTACAAACACATAATTTCCGTCAAGACGGCTCTTACCGTATCTGGGTAGAATTCTCTAGAGGAAGTCAACTAGTTAAGTTCACAACGCACTCAAACATTCGTCTAGGTGGTAAAATGACACCTATGACCGCAAAATTAATGGAAATGACTCGTGGTCAAATCCAAAACATGGAGGTAAAATAATGGCAAAAAATGAGGGAAATCGCGTGTTTACGGCCGAAGCTGAAGAAAGACACGCCGAAGCCGCTAAAACGCCTGTAAAGGCCCAAAAAATGGCGAAAAAGGGCCTTCTAGAGCGTACAGTTAGGGCTTTTTACGGTGAGACCGGCCCGAAAGGCTTTTGGGGGCATGTAGCGTCCGATATTGTGCGTCCTATGGTGCAAGATATGGTCTACGACGGAATCACTTCCGTATTCTCTTTCATCGGGGATAGCATCTTCACAGCCTTCGCTACAGCACTCTACGGAGAGGACTCACGGGACTTAGGGCCACGACGTAATAACCTACGTACTTATCGTGGTCGTAATAAACGCAACAACACTAACCGTGTTCGCTATAATGACGTAGCTGGTAAGTATTCCCATTATCAAACCACAGGTAGCGGGACAACAGATTATCCAGACCGTTACACAATCCGTGACCGTTATGATGCGGATAAGGTCTTGTCTAACCTACGTCGTGATATCGAAGATTACGGTTACGCGACTCTACATTACTACTACACGCAAATCGGGGCACCTACAGACCGTACTGACAAATCAGTTGGTTGGAGTGACCTGAGCCGTGCATCAATTCGTCCGAAGAGTGGGGAATTCGAGATTATCTTCCCACCACTTGAGGATATTTAGGAGGAAACTTATGAAAGCAGCTAAACGCTGGGCCTTATTAGCAGGGTTCTTGTTACCTATAGGAATCGCGACCTTTACGGCGACAAACACAGACCCTGGTATATCCGTCCGGTCAGAGCAAGTAGACTCATTACGCAGGTACAAGGGTAACGTCGTACGAGGTGGTAATGGCTATTACATCATCCTCAACTTCCAACTAGATATTAAGCATCCGGAGCGTATCGCAGTTGGAGACAGACGGTCATATCCTATCTATGGTAAAATCAAAGTCAAGGGTCTAGAGGGCTCTATCCACAATGGTAATGGTATTAAATCAACACGAGGCTTTTCCTTATCCGAAGATAACCAAACCTTACTAGTGGATATGGAAGCTTTCAAGAACGAAAAAGGCCCATTTTCAGCATCAGTTTACGTAATCGGAGAGATTACAGATATTCAAGCCGGTATGACAGAAGTTACTATCGGTAATACACAATACTATTTCGAAAAGAAAGAGGAGAGATAATATGTTAGCAATTTTTACAAAAGCAGCAGATATGGCAGTTAAGGTTGGTCATTTAGCAGCAAAACACAGTCCAGCCATTTTAGGTGCCGCAGGTTTAGTTGGTATCGGAGTTACTACTTACACGTCTATCAAAGCAGCTAAGAAGGTCGAACAAATCGTAGAATCCGTTGAACGCGACCAAGAAATGGGATTACCTGTAGATAACCAAGAAGTTGGTGTTAATGTTATTAAGGCAGTAGCGCCTGCTGTAATCTCAGGAACAATCACAGTAGCCTGCTTAGTAGGTTCTTATATGATTTTAAACGGTCGTCTGAAAGCAGTATCCGCAGCTATGGGTGTCCTGGCTGAGCAATTCACACGTTACCGGAACAAGGTACGAGAAGAATATGGTGTAGAGAAAGACCTAGAGTTCATCGAGGCAACTAAGATTGACGAAGAGGGTTATGTTACCCAAAACTTAGAGACTGACTGGATGAACGGTGTATGGTATTCCTTATCTGATGAATATGTCCGTGATAACATGGATTACAACCTGATTGTTATTAAGGAAGTAGATAGCCGTCTCTTCGACCTACGTCAACGTCGTGGCTTCCTAACAGTAAATGATATGTTCCGTGAGTTAGGCATACCAGCAGTACCTGAGGGTAACGACTGGGGTTGGAGAACGGGAGACGGGTTCTATCTAGCTTGTGACCCTATCAACAACACTGACGACGAAGACGGTTGGTTATTCAAGGATATCTTCCTACGGTACCCAGCTCCAAGCTATATTGTAGGTATCAGCTAAACACACGAGGTGAAGTCATATGTATAAAGTAATGAAGTTAGTAGGTGCGGGACTCTTGGCAGTCTCCGCCTGCGCTTCTGCGTATATGTTATACAAAGAAGTAAAGCGTATTAAGAAAGAGATTGAGGAAGAGCGCGCATCAGATGCTCCTAAAGACGAAGAGACTGGTGATAAGGTTGTTGTATTTGACCCATCAGTACGCCAGGCTAAGAAAGGTTTAGATAGTCGACGTGATTATCACAAAATTGAAGTAGTTGGGGATAAGTTACCATCTATCGACTCTATCTTGGCTAGTGAAGACTGGGAAGACCCAGAAGACTATATTCAGATTGAGAACACCGAGAAGGTCGAGGAGGGAATTATGAGAAAAGATGGTAATCGTACAAGCGATTGGATTAACTACATGAACAGCGAGCTCTGTGTCTGTGTAGACGCACAAGACCGTTTGTTACTAGGTCAGTTATTCTCAATTGCAGTTAATTTAGATGGACGTGATGAGCGGGTTATTGGCTCTATTCAAGATGAGCGGAATAACTTCTTTGGTACTGGTGGGGAGTACAGTGATATGTTTACCCACAAGGCTACTATGGCAGAAGTCATTCTATATTTCGCTAAGAAGATGGCTTATGAGACTGATAATGAACCAGGTATCTACGTGGAGCAGTTGTTGATTAACGCTTATAATGATTGTGAGCAAGAGTATACAGCTCTCTTCCGTCGTACTCATGAGGTACTGGTGGATGCCTATGAACGTAATGGTTTGTGTGGGTTATTTGCCCTGGATTATGATGATATTGACCATGAAGAATTCAGCCTTTTACAGCAGTATAATACCTGGTTAGGCGAGTGGTCAGAGGAGGTAAATGACCGCTATCCAGCCCACCCTGAGGAGTCTGAAGACGACGAGGATGACTACCCATTTTAGTCTCAAAAATGGTGATTTTGCGGGGTGAAAAAATTTTAGGGGTGAAAAAATAAAAGCACCCCGACACAAAAAATGGGGTCTTATTTAGAATAATTCTAAGAAAAAAAGCACCCTTTTACAAAAAGCACCCCTTTTTACACCCCTCAGAAACGTTGATATGACGCGGTTTGTAGGGGGTGGGGTGAAAAAAAATGAAAATTTTACATTCTTTTTCTGAAGTTAAGGAATCCTTAAATATAATAAAAGAATGCGATTTTTACAAAAAAAACCACCCCTTGCATTTTTGAGTAATTTTATAGGTGGTCTGGAGGTGATAGAATGACCCTTGATTTTTACCAAATTTGTGTAGAAGAGCAAGCTAACAATCGATGGAAAAATACCGTTACTGTTCGACCTGAATTTCTCTATGGACGAACTAAGGACTTGGTATGTAAAGGTGGTGACTTCTATGCATTTTGGGATGGGGAAACTTGGGTGACCGAACTCAACTCACTTATCCAATATGTGGATGATGAGATTGCGCTGACTGCCAATGAGGTGAAGGAGCGTACTGAAGGTAAAGTCATCAATACCAAATACTTTAGACGACATTCTAGTAATGTTATGAATGAGTTCCAAAAGTACACTGGTAACTCAACTCAATCTAATGCACTGTTTAACAGTCGTATATTCTTTGCGGACGAACATACTAAGCGTGAGGACTATTCAACTGCTAAACTACCATATTCTCCTGTTGAAGGAGATGCGCCAGCATTTAGAGAGTTGTTATATACGCTATACCATGATAGCGAAGCCACAAAGATATTGTGGTTCATGGGAGCCTTACTGACCAATAACATGTACAATATTCAGAAGTTCATGTTCTTGTATGGTGGTAAGGGTACAGGTAAAGGTACTATCCTCAAGATATTTAAGAAAGTCTTTGAGGGTTATTGGGCACCGATTGACCTAGCACATTTGACAGGTACGTCAGAGTTTGCTACGAGCGGGATTAAGGAAATACCTTTGTTGATTGATGACGACTGTGATATCTCAAAGATTCACAATGATGCGCATCTCTTGAAGTTGACGGGTCATGAACCGTTGACTGTTAACAACAAATACAGCAAGATGTATGAAGTCGAATTTACAGGCTTACTAGTAGCTGCTTCCAACCAGCGATTCAAAGTCCGTAATATTGACTCGGGTATTACTCGACGTGCTGTAACTGTAGAACCGTCAGGTGACAAACTCAAACCGGTTAAGTATCGTGAGTTGATGAAGAAGATTGATTTCGAACTTCCCTATATTGCACATATGGCTATTGAGATGTTCAACTCACTCGGGCCTGATTACTACGAAGACTATATTGATGTAGCTATGATGGAAAATACCGACCATTTCTATGCCTTTGTTAAAGATAACGCTAAGTTATTAGGCGACCGGGTAACTCTTGTACGTGCTGCAGAACTGTATAAGGCTTATCTGGATGATATTGGGTTTGATACGAAAGGTTACAAGCTTAAGTGTAAACAAGAGCTTATGCGATATTACAGAGAGTTCCATAATCGCAAGAAGATTGACGGGACGTCTATGTATAACGTATATATTGACCTCAAGTGGGATATCTTATTCCCTGAAGACGTAGAGGTGGACTACGATGAAGTAGAGACTAGCTTAGCTATGAACTCATCAGAGTCATATTTCGACCACTATGCGAAAGACTATCAAGCCCAATATACAACTAAGGATGGTACACCTAAGAAGAAATGGGTAGATGTTACAACGACCATATCTGATATTGATACAACCAAGTTGCATTTCGTGCGTTTACCTCTCAATCATATTGTTGTAGACTTTGATTTGAAAGGGCCGGACGGTGAGAAGTCTTTAGAGCTTAACCGAAAGGCGGCTTCGACATTTCCTAAGACATATGCTGAGGTAAGTAAATCAGGTAATGGGTTGCATTTACACTATATCTGGGACGGTAACCCGTCAGAACTATCTAGTTTATATTCTGAAGGGATTGAAGTTAAAGTGTTTACTGGAGCTTCTAGTCTCAGACGTAAGTTTACTTTGAGTAATGGTTATGACGAGATTACCCATATTTCAGCAGGTTTACCATTGAAGAAGGAGGTTAAGAAGATGTTAGAACGAGTGGATGATATTATCTGGACTGAGAAGAAGCTCAGAACAATCATCACACGGAACCTCCGTAAGGAGTATCACGACCATACTAGACCGTCGATTGACTTTATCGTTAAGGTATTGACCGAAGCGAAAGAGGCTGGTGTTAAGTATGATGTCGAAGACCTACGTGAAGATATCTATATCTTTGCAGAACGGTCTACCAACCAATCCAAGTACTGTATGGATGCTGTTCGTAATCTGACATATTCGACTATTGCAGATGATGAAGAGTTCATTGATACCGTACAGTCACGTTCTACAGGTGTAGTACCTGATGAAGAACTATATTTCTTTGACGTGGAAGTATTCCCAAATGTTCTTATTGTATGTTATAAGCGATTTGGTGACCCTACTATCCACAAGATGATTAACCCGTCTCCAGAAGAGATTGAGTGGTTACTACGTAAACCATTAGTAGGTTATAACAATACACGGTATGATAACCATATTCTATACTGTGCTATGTTATCCAATACTAACAATACTCATATTTACCAGACCTCACAACGAATTGTGACTGGTAATGGTAAAGCTGGGTTATTTGGTCCAGCTTATGAGTTGTCATATATTGACCTATATGAAGCAACTACTAACAAACAGTCTCTGAAGAAATGGGAAATCCAACTAGGCCTTAAGCATGACGAATTTGAGCACCCATGGGACCAACCGCTAGATGAGTCGTTGTGGGAACGTGCTGCCGAATACTGTGGTAATGACGTCTATGCTACAGAAGAAGTATTCAAAGCTATGAGAGCTGACTACGTTGCTAGACAAATCTTAGCCGATATGTCAGGCTTATCTATCAATACTAAGAC